GCTTTGGAATGTGAGGCCAATCCTTATTGGTATTTCATTCATGACGCTTCCACTCGGGGAGGGTACACGCTTACATTCGGACCGGCAGGGGGAACTCCATTTACTCTTCCTTACACTAATACCAAATACCTGGTTTACACGGATGGATCAACAATGTTTGATGTACTGTCCAACGTAGGAAATATATCATCCGGGGGAACACTTGATGCAACCGGTGATGTTTCATTTGACGGCGGAACTTTCATTTTCAATGAAACAGGAGCTGATTTGGATGCTCGTTTTGAAGGAGACGGAGATGCTAATTTATTAAGAACTGAAGCGACTAATGATCGTGTTGGAATTGGAATCGCAGCACCGTTGGCCAAGCTGGGGATTACACAAACAAGTGCGACAGGCGCAGTACCATGCATAGAACTTGAACAGCTGGATCAGGATTTCGCCTTTACCAACTACAAGGGAACAACGGCAGCGGACAGTTCAAAAAGCATTTCCACTTCAACAGCCGAAGCTGGCGCCAAGTTCGGCGCTGTAAGGATAAGGATTAACGGCACTGACAAATGGATACGCGTTTACGATAGCGCTGTTTAGGAGGCTTCATGACTTTGATCAAGGTACAGGTGGCTCCGGGGGTTGACAAGCAGGACACTGAATACGGTGCCGAAGGGCGCTGGACCAATACGGACAACGTTCGTTTTCGTTACGGTCTTCCAGAAAAAATAGGAGGATGGGCCAAGGTTACATCCGACGCTCTGGTGGGAGCGGCGAGGGGAATCATTACATGGTTCTCTCTCGATGGCGATCAGTACGCAATCACGGGAACAAACAAGAAACTTTACGTTTACCAGAACGGAGCGTGGTATGACATCACGCCCATAAGATCTACAGGGGACGCCATTACCCAGTTTGAAACAACCGCTTCTGCGAGCAATGTAAGCGTAACTGACGCGGCGCATGGAGCCATTGAAGGTGATTTTGTAACCATAAGTTCAGCTACTGCTCCTGGGAGCAGTTCAATAACTGCTGCCCAACTTGAGGGTGAATTCGAAATTCAATCAGTAACTTCAACGTCCGTTTATGTCATTACATCAAAGGGAACGGAAGGCGGAACAGGCCGTACAGGAGGATCCGCGACAGCTGAATACCAAATCAATACCAATCCGGCCACATCCATACTGGGATATGGATGGGGAGCAGGACCTTGGGGTGGCGTCAGTGGCGGACCGGGATGGGGAAAATCCCGTGCTTCCTTGGCCGCGCCAAACAGTGTTGAACTGGATTCAGGTAAGTGGTCCTTGGACAACTGGGGAGAGGACATCTTGGCCCAGCAGTTGAACGGCGGACTTTATTACTGGGACACATCCGCGAGCACTACAACAGTGCAAAGAGCGGAGGATACGACGGTGGCCAACGCACCTACATCCAGCAGGTTCATGATGGTTTCAGGTACGGACAGGCATGTCATATGCTTCGGAACCGAGACAACGATTGGAACTGCGAGCACTCGTGATGACATGTTCATCAGGTGGTGTGATCAGGAAAACGTAAACAGCTGGACACCTACAGCGACCAATACGGCGGGAACACAGAGGCTGACTGACGGGAGCAAGCTTGTTTCGGCCGAACGTTCACGTGGCGCGGTTTTGATCTGGACGGATACGGCTCTCTATCAAATGCAGTTGATTGGCGCTCCATTCACCTTTGGATTTTCACAACTGGGATCCGCGTGCGGAGCGTGCGGATTGCACGCGACAGCGGAGAGTAACGGAAGGGCATACTGGATGGGAACTGATTCATTCTTCATGTTTGACGGTTCCGTTCAAAAGATTCCATGTTCAATTGAAGATCATGTATTTAAGGACATTGACGAAGCCTCACAAAAGGATACCTTCGCCGCGTTGAACAGTGAGTTCAATGAGGTCACCTGGTTTTACGCTTCAAATGGATCCTCGGTCATAGACAGGCTGGCAACTTTCAATTACGCGGAAAAAGTTTGGTACAATGGAACACTGTCACGATCCTCATGGGCGGACAAGGGCGTGTACCAATACCCGTATGCAACAGAATACAGCGCAACTGATTCAAGCTCAACAATAAGCACCATCACCGGACTTACTGACGGAAGAAGCTTCATGCACGCACAGGAAAACGGAAACAACGCGGACGGATCAGCTCTTAGTTCCGAAATAAAATCAGGGGAATTTGTCATACCGGAAGCGGGTGAAAGACTGATGTCAATCAGGCGTTTCATTCCCGACTTTAAAAATTTAACGGGAACAGTCAACGTGGAGCTGGATTTCAAACTATACCCCACAAGCAGCACCGTTACCAACGGTCCTTTCGAAGTAACTACATCCACCACAAAGGTGGACACACGTGCTAGGGGAAGACAGGGTGCAATAAAGATAACGAGCTCTGCCCTTAACGCGACATGGCGCTACGGAACTTACCGTGCGGACGTGCAACCTGACGGCATGAGATAATGTACAATCCTTTTGGAATGAACACCGCCCGCAGGCAGGCAGGATTATACAATCAGCAGTCTCCGTATGATTTCAAGGGACTGGAGACCCGTCTGGGAAAGATCGAGACAGGAATCGCGGGACTGACGGAACAGTTTGGAAAGTTCCAGATGCCAGGACAGGAGACGGTTGATCCGGAATACACTGGCAACGCCGCACCCGACCCTTTGACACCTGCCGTACCGACAGGGGGAATTTCATCCCTTCCGGAGGCAGAGACACCGACGCCGGATCCAGTGCCTCCTCCAGTGGATCCTCAAGAACCACCTCAGCCTATTTCCATGGCGGACTGGGTGAGGAATTATGAATTTGATTTTGCACCGAAAATGGATACGAACCGTTGGGAATTTGAAAAAAAATACCGAGAAGAAAATCCAATAGATCCAATTGATTTTTCCGACGCCAACAGGGACCTTGCTCCTTTGCATGAGCAGAGGAAAAACATGAAAGCGGCGTGGGCACAAGAGCAGGAAGCTTTTAGAAACACCCCTGAATATCGGGGATGGCAGCAGAGAAACGAGGCACGAGGAGATGTTTCAGCGGAGACGCAGGAAATAATGCGTGGCGGACAGCGATTCATGAGCACGGGTGGCAATGACATAATCCCTTACATCAGGGGAGGCGGAGGCGGTTATGAAGATTACCTAACCGCTAACGAGAATGCAAGGAAAGCGGGCCAGATCAGAAGTGACTGGGTCGCAGGCGGCGGAAAAGATCAAACGGAATTAATGGACCAACTTACTGCGGCCGGACTTGCTACAGGAATTGGAGGACTCCCCGGACAACAGCAACAGCAATTATCACGACAGAGGTCTGTCTTTGATCCCACTAAGGGATTTGGAGGAGAGAATTACGTTCCATTGACGGAAGAGGAATATGGAAGACAGTCCGACCTTTGGGGGAAACACATGGACTTCAGGAATTTTTCCCAGAAGGCACAGTCGCATCTGGCGGGAAGCGGACAAGGAGTTGGAATGAGAATGGGATACAACCCGGCATTCGGTCACGCGTATGAGGCGTGGCAGCAGTTCAATCAGGGACAGGAAGGAGGACCTTATACGGATCCGAATGCTCCTACGGGTATACCTTCTTTGATGAATAATAATCCATTTGCGCCTCCACCGCCTCAACAAGGACCACAACAACAACCACTGCGGCAAGGACTGGGAGCTGGGATCGGAGCACTGACTGGTCCGACGCAACAAAAAATACAAGGATACATGACATAATGGCACAGATAAACATACCAAGACTTCCTGCGGCGCAGGATGAGTACAGCAAGGAACAAATTAACCAGATAATTCAGACGCTGGATCAGCTAATACTGCTTCTGAATTTTTCCTACACACCAGAACAATTAAAGAACGAAGATGAAGCTTTATCATGGTACCTAAACTAGATGGCCAACAATTATAAAAAAGTTATGACGACAGTTACCTCCACAGGGGACGCGACAATCTATACCGTTCCTGCGGAGACAACCACGCTTGTCAAGACCGCGTGGGCGTACAACGATTCAGGTGGATCGGCTTCAATCACGCTGAAGATAAATTCAACGGCCCTCAGCACCAACGCCGCGGTGGCGGACAATGCCACGGAATCCTTCTTCTATCTGGCTTCCAGTGACATTGGGGTTATGGAGGCTGGCGACATACTGAAGATCAACAACAGCGCACAGCCGGTGAACGTCTATCTGGCGATACTGGAGATATCATAATGGTTGATAAAGCAGATAATACTTGCTATAAGGAGAGATTATGCCTATAAACGATGATGCGGTAATAGAACACGTGGAGATCAACGGGGAACTTGTTCCCAAGGTTGTGGTCCCCGCGGAAATTACCATTACGAACACGGAAACAGGAAAGGAATACGGCTCGGCGAAGGAAGCCGATGACGATGTTGCCGACCCTGCAACTGCCACACAGTCACATCACATACGACAGGATGTGCTAGTCAAGGTAGCGATTCACAAAATTTTAGAAGGAGTGGTAGGAAAAGTATAATGGTATCAGGACCCAGAGGACAAGGCGGAAGAGAACCCAGACCAAATGCACTGGATAATTATTATGGATGGAACAGTTCCATGGGGCGGGATGTAAGAGTTGATCCTTCACTTCCTCCTCAGTTTCAGTACCGTAATCAAGGAAGAACTGTAGTGTCAGGCAATGAGCCTGCTTTCACTGATATGGGACGCAATAGAAATGTTCCTTTTAATGTTCCTTTTGACGATTCACGACGTGAACAAGCGATAATGAATCAATATCGAACCTTTAACGATTCACGACGTGAACAAGCGATAATGAATCAATATCAAAGACCAACTAAACAACACCCCAACCCAAGGATGAGAGGAATGATGGGAGGACTAGGAGGACTGCAAGAACAGGCAGCTGTCGATCCATCGGACTGGAGAACTATTTTAAGAATTTTAGAAGCGGGTGGTGATCCTGGAACAGAAACACAAACAGCACAAATGGGAGGATATGGATATAATCCTGCTCCTAAATCTTATGATGATATATATAAAGGTACAGATATTATAGACATGGAAGTTTTACCCGGTGCAGGATATGACCCAAGGGAGGAGTATGAGTTTGATTATAAACGAGACAAGTTTAAGGATCTCCTTCCAGGAACATGGCCTCAGTATGCTGCTCATGGCGGACTGATGAGTTTAAGGAGATAACATGGGATTTTTTAGTGACTTAATGAAGAACCCCCTAGTGCAGATGGCAACGCCTTGGGCGTTGAGCGCTGTAATGCCTCATCTGGGAATTTCCTCTCTCTTAGGAGGAGTTAAAAACCCAATGCTTAGAAGCGCACTTGAGCAGGGACTTATTGGCGGCGGAAGAGCGCTGATGATGCGCGATAAGCATCCCGGAAGAGCGGCGATGTACGCGGGACTGGGCTCAATGCCGTTCTCGTTCATGAAAGCCAATGCCCTAGCGGATGCATACAACCAGAAATACGTGGGAGAAGGGGCCGCGGATTTATACAAGACTCACGGAACAAAAATCATGACTGATCCTGGAAGGGCAGCGCAAGAAGCTTTTTATTCAGGTCCAGGTGGACTGGAGCAGACATTAGGAGTAGGAACATATAATCCAGCAGTAACGGCGATAGAACCTTCCTACGGAAAACTGAGGGGTGCACCTTGGTCAATTCCAGAAGGATTTAAACAGCCTACCAAGATTGACGCGTGGGACGTGCTTGGAGGACAAACATATGACATCCCACAATCTAGAAACATGGCGCTCACAGGAGTTGGAGATCCAGTATTCAGTGAAGCTGGTGATGAGATTTTAGGCTGGACACCGGAAAGCGCGTGGGACGCTACCCAGTCAACTATTCCAGCGCAAGAAGGCTACATGCCGGCGGAAGACTTTGACTTCTACTCCAAGGTAGGAAAAGGAGGAAAGAACTTGCTGGGACAGACACTCACGGAAGGGGAAACATACACTGACTATCTACCAACGATTGGATCGCAGACGGCTGGATGGATAGCCGCACAGCCTGATGACGATGAGAAGTGGGAAGACATTAAGTCAAGAAGAAGGAAGGAACTCGCGTTCATGTACGGAATACCTGAAGAGCTTATGGGCGGCGAGATGGAGAACCCTTACTACACAGGCGGAGGCTTCTGGAAGGACGGAGGAATCGCGACACTGGAAATGGATGCTGGGGGCGCCGTCAACGGCCCAGGTGGTCCAAAGGATGACGTAATAGATGCCAAGCTCTCGGACGGGGAGTTTGTCATGACAGCGAAGGCCGTTGAAAATCTTGGAGGAGGCGACAGAATGGCTGGAGCCAAAAGAATGTATAACATGATGAACCAACTGGATCCTGAATCGGAAACAGTTCAGGAAAGCGTCATAGGAGTATAAAATGGCAGATAAAAAGAAAGCTGGAAGTGTTCTTATGGCTTCCTTGGGGAGAACAAAGAAAGAGCAGATGAAAGCGGTGTACCCCAAAGGTACGAAAAAATCACCTCCCCGAATAAAAAGCAAGGGGCCTTACACAAGAGGTAAGGTAATGGGAGCCGGTGACTTGATAAGTAGAAGATCGGCGGTGAGAGGAACTGACCTAAAAAAGGCGATTAGAAAAGCTGACAAAGAAGCAGCACGTACTGGAATAGGCATAGCTGCCGCGACCGGTGCTGGATACGCCCTTGGA